AGCAACTTATCGTAAATCCAATGGAACGCATCAGAGGGGTTGTAGTCAACCCATATCTTGCCTGTGGTACGAATCAAGAGCTGAAAGAAATCCTCCCAAGTGAGTTCGTTTGCCTCGTTGCAGAATAGGTAGTCACGTCTTGCTCCACGTTTCTTTTGAGGTTGGTCAAGGCTGATGAACTCAAAGAGGTTGCCATTCAACTCGTAGGTGTAGTCGCTCTTGTTATGCCGTGCCTCATCATAGAGACCATTGGCATTTAGTATCTCGAAGAAGTCACGATAGGCCGTCATCTTCAGAGACGGCAGAGACTTTCGAACTATCGAGTACACCTTGCCCCTATCCTCCAGCGCCATCACGATGAGCATCTGCAAAAGCGAGTAGGTCTTACCAGAACGGCTGCCGCCTTGATTGACTACTATCCGAGTTGGGGCGGTGTAGTTCTTCTCAAAGAGTTCACTACTCTTGATGTTTAGCTCGGACAATCTCTACTTTGATTTTGGTTAGCTCATCCGATACCTCGTGTGAGTTCTCCACCCTTGCGAGTTTGGGAGTCGTGTACTCTGCCATCTTGTTCAACAGGTCAAGTGCGCCCTTCGGGTCATCAGCCGCTACTTGGGTCAACCAGATGGTCATATTCTCAAGGTTGGCTTCGATGAGGTTTTGGAATGCCTCTCGTATTTTGTTGGTGGTCTTGTTTGGTGTTCCGCTTGGCCTTCCTGTGTTGCCTGCTATGAACCTGCCTTTGTCATCTTTCATATCCGTAGAGTTCCGTTATTTTCGGTTTGTATCTAAATAACCCTTTTTGCGAGGTGGTGATTGTGTGTCGCTTGAAGTCGCTCCTTCCATTCTTTAATATCCCCGTATGTGACGTGGCAAGGTCGGCATAGTGCCATCAGGTTTTCTATGGTGTCAGCGAGTTTGCTGCCGCCCATCCCGCGTGATTCGATGTGGTGGATGTCTACGGCTTGGCCTTGACATACCTCGCAGGGGATGAAGTCGGTTGTAGTATAGCCCATCCCTTTGAGGTAGACCTTTGTGTGGTTCTTCACTTTTGGTAAATCCAACAGTCATCAATGAACCAAGCACGGGGTAGCAGTTCATCAACGGCTTGGATTACTCCCTTCCAATTCTCGTGGTAGTCATCTCCTGCGATGAAGCCTCCCTTCTTTACTTTGGGTAGCCATAGCTTGATATCCTCTTTTACCGCTTCATAGGTGTGAGTGAGGTCTATGAATACCACGTCAAGGGATTCGTTTGCAAACTTCTTTGATGCTGTTTTAGATGTTGCTTTAATTGCTTTATACTTACGGTCTCCCATATTCTCCACAAACAACTTGTAGATGTCTACCTCTGTTGCGAGCTTATGGGTAGTCGTGAGTTCATTTAGCGAACCCTTCCAAGTATCAACGATTGTGATTTGTTGGGATGTTGCTTTGTCGCATAGGTAGGCTGATGACTTACCGAGCCACGCACCCAACTCCACAAACTTACCGTCTTGGGGCATATTAGCAAGGAGATAGTCGTATGCTGCTTGGTGGTTGAACCACCCGTCTATTTGTTTACTGCTTTTCATTTTAGGGCGTTGTAGTAGCAAAGGTACTGCTCTACGCAGATAAGTGTACCGAGCCTTGCGGCTTCACTTGCAAAGATACCATCGGCCTCATAGGACATTTCAAAGCGCAGGTTGGGCAGGTCGTATGGCTTAAACATATAACAGGCGGTATCTATGTTGCCGACTTGGGGTTGGTCGGTAGGGCGTAGCCTGCCCCCTTGCCCCCACGTTACGATTGAACAGTCAAGGGAGTTTAGGTTGTTCCACTCCTCAAGGAACTTTGGATGCAGGATGTTGTCATCATCCAGATAGTACACCCAATCTTCTTTGGTAAAGGAATCAGCATACAAGTCAAGGAACTCATTGCGTAGTGGGTTACCCATATCCCCCGTGCGTGTGGAGTAGTGTGTGACTGATGCGCCTGTTGCTTCCTTGTAATTGGTGGAGGCATCCATCATGACAACCCACGTTGCGTAGGCAGGGATATGTTGTTTTAGCCTTACGAGGTTATGAGGGCGTGAGCATGGCGTGACTATATAAAGCATCGTAGTTCATTTATCTTATCCATCGTGAAGTCTTGCACAAACTCGTATAACGATTCCGTTAGGTCAGCAACTTGGTTAGGGTTTTCTTTTAGCCTCTTGATTGCTCCTGCCCATTCGCTTGGGTGCTTGATAGCAATGCAGTTCTCTTTGGTGATATAGGGTGAATAAGGTTGCGTGTTGCTCACTATCAAAGCGCATTTGCTAAACCCTGCCTCAAGCATCTTTAGGTGGGACTTGCACTTGGCAAACTCGGAAGTGCTTAACGGCACAAGGCTCACGTCAAAGAACTCGTAGAGTTTATGGTAGTGTGTTGGTGGCATCGTAGGAAGCCTATGGCTTGCCTTCATAATGTCTGGGTAGCCATCTACCTCTGCCACATACCCTTGATAGCCCTCAAGGTTGATTGTGGACTCCCTTACGTCTGCTGCGTGGTGGTTACCTCCTATATAGCCGAAGCGCACTTCTTCGCTTGGCTTTCTCTCTACCTGCCACGTTGGTACGCTGATTGCATTGGGGATGATTCGGATGTTGGTATTGTACTTCTTGACCTTTGAGGCAAGGTGCTTGTTTGTCACCCATACCTCATCTGCTGCTTTCATAGAGCGCACGATGCGAGTTCTCATCTGTTCAACGTACAAGCCTTGCAAGGGGTGCGTAGGAGGCAGCACCCACCAGTCATCATTGTCAACGATTAACTTGATGCCTTCCTTGCGGCAGAGTTTCACGAAGTCATCAAACGGCTCAACAGGGAATGCACGACTTGCAAAGATGTGAGTAACCTTTGGCCACATTTCAGGGTCAATGTCGGTAATCTTCTCAATGAAAAAGACATCTACATCCTTGTGGCATATCAAGGGTGCAAATGTCCTGTGGTGTGATACACCCGAGTTCTGCTTATGGAACGCTAGAACGAACGGTCTATCCATTCTTACGCTCTAAAAACTTTACCCACATCCGAGCAGCTACGGCTCTGCGTTGGGGTTTGAAGGGGTAGGTGCTACGGAGCCTTGCCATCGCTATCCTCATAAATTGGTCTTGCATTTCTCGTTGGTGCTATATATTAATAAAATACATCAGAAGCAAAATCAGCCAACTTCAATATGTTGTTCAGTTCGCTCAACGACATTGCTTCCAATTCTTCTTCGGTGAAGCATTTATTTACCATATAATATGAGTTGTGCCAACTTTCTGACACACCCATTGAGTTACGTGATTCTGTGATTGCCGCCTCTTTAATGGCCTTTAAGATTTCTTCTCGTTTCATTAGTCGTTGGTTTTAAAGGTTTCAAAATAGTATTCAGCGTTAAGGTCTTTGTCATCAAAGCCATCAGACCATCCCGCATCATAAGCATCCATAATCTGCTCCTTCTCTTTCTCAAGAAAGTTTTTTTCTTTAATCAAAGCGAGAGCGGGAGCAAACATTAAAGGGCTTTGCTCCATTTCTTCTACCAACTCTTGTACTGCTGTTTTCATTTCTCGTTGGTTTTAATATCTGGTGACACTAACAATATGGACAATCCTACTAATACGGCCCATTCAAAACTTGCAAGCGCATAGCAAAATCCTAATATTGCTAACATAATTAATGCTGCTGCTATTGTTCTCATATCTCGTTGGTGTTAAAGTTTAGTTTTGACATACTCAGTTTTTTCTTGCTCTGTCAAGTCAGAAAAGAATTGTACAGCTATTGCTTGCCCAAACAATACTTTCTTTGCCATCACAAACCTTTCTTTAAGCGTAGTATATCGCTTATCATAATTAAGTGGTTTAGCAATCTGCCATCCAGCAAATTGTTTACCATCAATTACTACTGATACTGATTCTGAGGCTGGTTGGTCTTTTACCAATTCGTCAATTAAAATTGTTTTCATTTCTCGTTGGTGTTAAAGAAAAAGACTCCGTTAATCAGGGCGGTTGCATTCCGCTTGCTGAATCCTAATGCGCCATAAGCGGGCGGAGTTCTCATTTCTATTAGGCGTATGTTTCGTTGTAGAATTCCTTTGCCGTCATACTTGAAACAACGTGACATTCACGAGCATCAGTATGAATATCCTCAATCATTGATTTCTCTTTCTTGAGGTAAACATCTTTGATTGCAAAGTAAATGCGACTAAGCTCATTTCTAACTGACACATCGGTTGACTCATCATACTGCGCCTTCACATCTTTGAGGAGTTGTTGCATTGGAGTCTGAAGCTTCACTTCATTTTCAAAAATAATCTTTTTCATCTCTCTAAAATTTAATTGGTTTTGTTTGCCCTCATTTAACCGCATCAGGCTTCTCGGTTTATTTCTCTTTGGTTTTAGTGTTCCAATAGTATTCGCATTGGCCGTGCTTGATGGGTACGCCAACAAAAAAGGATTGATATATTTCTTCGTGGGCGGTGAAGCGATAGCACGTTTCTTTTAGTGGGCATCCTTCGCCTGTGCATTTGGTGATGTCGGTCATAGCGTGCCTACTATGGTGTATGAGTCCAAGTCCTCACCAAGAATGAAGAACTGCTTATACATTTCAATAGCCTCAAGGGTCTTGCGTTCTCCCTCTGCTACGAACTCTGGACTCACGGAGTATATGCCTATGTCAAGGCTTGCCTTGTCAATAGCGATAAAGTAAAACTTGTCAATCGGCACTCCGAACAATCGGGTGTAGATAAATGCCTGCACATCGTAGCCGTACTTCTTGGCAGAGTAGGGGAATGCTCGGAGGTCGGTTGTTGTTTTTAAGTCAGCCAAGAAACCATCAGCATAGATGTCAGCCTTCGCCCTAAAGGGTAGGCCGCCAATCATACCAATCTTGGGTACTTCAAACTCGCAGCCAGTTAGCAGGCCAAGCACGTTCTCATTGCGCAGGAGCGCATCAGAGATGCGTTGCGCTTCGTTGTACTCCTTACGGGTACAAAGGTTGCGCTTGCCCTTTGCATCCTGCCACGCCTTTGCGTTCTTACTCTGCACCTCAATGACCTCGTAGTCCGCTACGCGGTGCGGCTCAAGAGCCATCAAGTGTACCAAGCGACCGACTGCAAAAGCATCAGACTCCTCGCTGCCATACTTCGTGACGTAGTGATACGTCTTTGGTGAGGTGAGTAGAAGTTTACAAGCAGAGGATGAAAGGGCATTCTTACCCAGTACTCCGTAGTAAAAGTCATCATCGTGCATCTTCTCAAGGATTGTGTCCATATCCCAAGTGCTGCCGTCAAGTAATTCTATGATTTTCATTTTGTTTCTGTCTTGAATGTTGCTTCGTGCCATTGCTCAAATGGAACACTAACTGATGAATCGCGGTAAGCGTAACGCAAGTGTATGGTCTCAATAGTTTCAATGTCTTTTAGGATTGATTCTGACAGGCCACAGGTCTTGAGGTCTCGGAGTATTTGGGAAATAGTTTGCATTGTGTGATTGGTTTTAATTATTCTTCTGATGCGACTTGAGTTGCCCAATTCATCCACTTGGTGTAGATGTCATCGGCAAGCTTGGGTGTCTCTCCATAAATGGATGTCGTGGGGTAAGCTACGGTATTGGTGTAGCCATCCTCGTTGTACGACTCCTCAACGTAGGTGATGTCCATCTCGTAGTTGTAAAAGTCTGCAACGTGAACGTATCCAAGCCATTTGGCAAGAATCTCATCAGAGTTCTTGTTGTCTGGGTCGTAATCCTCAAGGGCATCCCAGTAAGACTGCGGTAGCAGGTCGGCATCTTCAAGCCAAAACTTTAGGTCGTTGTAGGTAAAGGTCATCTTACAGGTTAATTAGAAATTCAACAAGGGCAAGGCTGCCGATAAGGGTAAAGATAATCGCTAATGAAGCAACTGTCTTTGCAAGGTAAACTTTGAATTGGTACATCTGATTGGTTTTTGTTACTTACTTAATTACTCCGTTCGGTAGTTTTACCATCAAAGTTATATTTGACTCGTGGCAAAGATTTTCGTAATACGCTGATTCCGAGCGATTATCGTTGACTATCGTTTCTATTCTGTATGACTCTAAAAACTTGTCTCTTTTGTCAGCCCCATTAGGAAAGTAAGACGCTATCATTACTTTAGGGTACATTTTCTGTTCTTCAATAGTTAGCATAGTGCGTGGTATTTGTGATTGGTTTTTAATTATACCCAAATGTACAACAACTTTTTCAATTACCAACACTCAAAGAAAAAATAAATAAAAAAAAGAGGACTACTTGCCCTCTCTATATTGTGTGTAGCAAACTGCTACTGCTTGGTCTTTGTCTGGGTACTCGCTTCCGATGGCCTCCAAGCAGCGTTGGATGTATTCGGATTGCTTTTCACCACTTTTGGGTTGAGGGATTGGCATAGGTTAAAACTTTAAATGAAACTAATCTTTGAATGTCTGGCAACTCAAGTCTGCTTATCACATCCTCCCTGCCTTCTCTTTGGTAGTATTTTCTTGTCGCTTCTTGCTTTGTGACAAACACAGGCTCTACAATCTGCTCACATAGCCGTGCAAGCTCCTGCGTTCTCACCATCACAAACCCTCCAAGCTCTGGCATATCAAATGCAATGTACTCGGCTTTGCCGTACATCCATCCATTGTCACCTTTTACGTTCTTGAACTCAACCCAGATGGTGTTGGGATGGTTGCCCCCTTTTACATCTACGGATGTTGTTCCGTTTAGCCGTGTAACAAAGTAGTCAATGTGATCGTAGATGTCCGTGTTGCGGTCTGACTTCTCACAAGAGTAGCCGATGGCTTCGCAAGCCTCTACAAACCTCTTTGCAGTAATGTCACCAACTTGATTGGAGTACACCCTTCGCTCGTTACTAACTGACATAAGCGTTGTATAATGTCTCAAGCTCCTGCAACCTACCACGAAGGCAAGAGCCGCAGCTTGTAGGCTGAACGGAATCCTTAAAGACTCGGTTGTAGATTTTATTCACTTCCGTTTGCTCAAACGCAGTCACGGTGTTCCTACCTCGCATCTTGCCCACAAACTCGTATTCTTCTTTGGTCAAGCATTCAGGCTTCCTGTACCGAAATAGCTTGTTTAGTTTCTCCTTACGGGCATCGCATCCGCAGTCAACACCAGTTGCTTCGCTGAACCAATCCACCGCAGCCTTGATGCCTGTGGCAGTTGTGATTTGCTCAATGGTATCACCCAAGCCGCTTGGCTTCTTTGTACGCTTGGTAGGTGTCTTGGCAGTCTTCTTGGATTCGCTCTCTTGCATTTTTTAGTGTGTTGAAAATTGATCTTGCTGAAATCTTGGTCTCATCCGCTAAAGTACGGATGCTCATATCGGTGTTATGGTATAGTGCAAATATCTTTTTATCGTACCAATGCCAGTCAGTTTGGGTTGACCACACCCTGTCGTAGAGTTGGATGAGTTGTACCTCCGCATCTTCGTTGGCCTCCTCGTAGATAAACTCCTCAAGGATGTCCACATCTACAAACTCAAACCTTGCCCTCTGGCGCATCAACGTAGCGTACATATTCCGCAGAGTAACGTACACGAAGAAGGTGTTGACCTCCGTTTCGTTGTACATTATTTTCTCGGCATCATCAACATACTTGTACAATCTGACGTACATCTCCTGCACAAGCTCTTGGGCAAGGTCATC